TGGAACGCTATGGCCGGGCGGGTCGCATCCTGCGGCACGGCCAGCGGATATACGCGCTCATTGATCAGCGCTTTGACCATGCTATCATTACGCAGCAACCATCCGATATCCTGCTCCGGCGTCATCGTCATCGATCGATCACCTTGCGGAGATAGTCACCCAGCCGTTGCTCGATCTCGCGGCGGGTTTCATCGTAGGCGGGCCGCAGAAACGGCCTGGCGGCCATACCGGGATGATGCACAACCTTCACGAAGACCGGTCCCGAGTCGCCTTCAAAGTACAAGGTGCTGGCATTCCGCGCCTTGATCTCGTGGGCCGTAGCGCCGGTTTCCAGAAAGCGCCAGTGCCATTTGTCCTTTGGAAAGCCCACATTGACCACCACGGTATCCGGGCCGCTATGCTCGACCTCGGTACGGATCAGACGATCCGGCGCCATGCCATTGGCGCGATCCAGCAACGGCTCAGCCGCGGACAATAGGGCCGCCTGCTTTTCGCGCCGCACGCCGACGATGGCCCCGCGCAGCTTGCGCAGTAGCTCATCAGTCCCTTCCAGTGAGCACACCTCGTTCCCGATCATGAATCGATCACCTGATTGCACATCAGTCGCAATTCCTTACCGAGACCGTCTACGTCCACCACCGTCTCGATGTCATAGGTCACGCTGCCGTGAACCACCCGCATCGACGGCGTCACATCGCTCCTATGGCGTATCCTGATCCAGGATGGCTGCTCAGCGCCCAATCTCTGCGATTCAAAAAACTCACGCCCCTCCAGCGGCTGGATCTCTGCCCAGACCGTCGCTACATCGCTCCACGAGACCACTTCGTCGTGGTACGCGTTGCGGCTGACGCTCTTCTCCTGCAGTGTCACGCGGTGTCGCAGTTTGCCGGCCTGCATTACGTATACCAGTCCTTATAGCGCCACAAAATGCGGTCGGCGCCGCTTGGCAGCGTCCTGGCGCCTTTGCCGACGATCACGTCCTCACGGTGCTCGTACAGGTGACCAATGGTCAGTTTGATGGCTGCGAGTAGCGACGCCGGCACGTCGGTCGCCGCGTCGCCGTAGCCTGCGACGAACGTGATCTCGACGCCGTTGGCGGCCCTCAATGTGTCGCCCGGCCAGGAGCACCCCGACGTGAGCACGATCCGCCCCGGCTCGCTATCCGTATCAACCTGGTAGTTGTCGCTGCTGAATGTGTGCTCTGTGCCGTCGCTGTCCGTGTATTTGATCGACGTCACGCTCTGCAGCGGCGGGTGCCATAGCTCAATGCGATCCTCGCCCGGGAACGCATCGGCAATGTACGTCCACGTCTGGGTAATCAGCGCTCTGCCGGTGGATTCCTCGACGCCCTCACGGGCCGCCTGGATCAGCACATCGATCAGATCATCGTCCGTGTCGCTATCCACACGTAGATGCAGCTTGGCCTCGTCAGTCGAGACCGGTTCCACACTCGGAGCCGTGGCCAGTGCATACGTTCCCATCAGAGCCTCCGTGCCGCCTGAGTCCACCTGCGTGCCGTCGCCGCGCCCACGCCGTCCAGCGCGTCCGCAATGGTCGCCGCGTCCGCGCCGGCCAGGTCGCTTGCCGTTAGGATCCCAAGCTCAATGAGCTGCTTTGCCCGCACGTCGCCGATCCCCGGCACGTCGCACAGCGCGCGCGCCTCCGGTTGGGGCTGCGTCGCCGTCTCACGTCGCTCTGCGGCGATCGCGCCGACAGCCACAGCGAACCCGCGCCGGATCAGCTCTAGGGCCTTGTCATCGTCCACCGTCAGCGTCTGCCCCGGCATAAACACGCCCCTGGGTGATGCCGATAGCGTTGTCATGCGTATTTTCATTGGTTCCTCGCCTTGACGATCCCTGACAGAACCCGCGATGGATTGTGCTTGTCGCGGTCCAATACCTGTGCATAGACCTGGGTTGTGACCACGCTCTGGTGCCCCAGGGCCTTGCTGATGTGCTTGAGTTCGGCACCATGGTCCAGTGCGTGTGTAGCAAATGAGTGCCGCATCGCGTGACAACTGATCCCGGGTCGCTTGGCGCCGGCGGCCTTGAGGTAGCCATCCACCAGTGCCCTAATCGAGCGTTTGCTGATCCTATGGTGCGGCTTCAGATTCTTACGCACCCCAGTGTGCAACGTCACGAATACCGCATCGTCCGGTGCGTCGAGCTTCTCTCGCGACCGCAGCCAGGCATCCATCACCGGTCGCGTCTCGCCGGTCAGATACACGTCGCGCCACTTTGAGCCCTTGCCGAAGACGCTCATCACACCATAGTCGCCATCGCTCAACGCCACGTCGTCGATGTCGAGCCGGTGCACCTCAATCACGCGCATCCCGTGCACGCCCATACAGGTCAAAATCGCCAGATCTCTGTCACATCGCGCCGGCTGCTTGTCGGCATACATCTCGGTCGGAAGGGATAGCACTGTGCAGAAATCGTCCCAGGATAGGAACTTGATGCGCTCAGCGCGCTCTGTGCGGTCGTGCGGCGATCTCAGCCGGGCGCCCGGATTGCGCTGAATGTAGCCGGCAGCCTGGGCCATCTCATAGAATCTGCGTACCGCGACAAGCTTGCGTCCGACCGTGCTCACTGCGTACTGCTTCAGTAGCCACGCGCGATAGCGTTTGAGATCGTCATAGGCCATCGTGGCGGGCCTGAGCCCCAACTCAGCCGCCCACGTCAGGTGCTGCCTCACGTCACCGGCATACGCCCGCAATGTGTCCGGGCTTCCCTGCCCATCGGCCACGTCGAGACGCATCCACTCAGCAAACCACTCCAGGATCTGCTCCTGACTCGCTGCTACCGGATACCCTGTGGTCTCTACAATCTCAGTCATTTGTCACCCAATATGCCACTACTCGGAACGCCTCATACCCGCTCGACCTGCGTCCAGCCATAAACACCCGGCTGCCAGACGTTGTTGCCGCTCGCGTCGGCTGCCGTGCACTCCCAGACCCAATCGTTGTACGTCACCAGATCGCCGATGTGATAGGCGTCTTGCGCCCCCGTCGGCTGTACCCACGCCGGGATCACGCCAGCCGGTGTGACTCGTGTCCACAGGTTCGCGGTTGTGTCCGGCGTGTGGCTTGGATCGTAGTTGGTGTGCGGCAAGTTGCAGCGGTACAGATCGCCGTCGTGCGACCGCAGATCGTCTACCGCAAATGTTCCGCCGGTCTGCCAGGCCGGGTAGACCTCGACCAGCGCCACCAGTTCGTCATCGGTCAGCGCTGATTCCAAGATCAGCCCGTCCAGCCGCTCATCCCGTTCAGGCACAACAATCGCCGCATCCACGCCATCCGGTAAACCCGCGTTCGGATCGTAGTCTTCGCCGTCCCAGTCCACGCGCTCTCTGCGTGGGTACAGGTGTGTCGTCACGTTGCCTTCAGTCCACCCATCGCGCCGCGCTTGCTGCCATAGTTCGGCGTCGCGAGCGTCGGCGGCGGCTTTGTCTGCGTAGCTCAGATATGCCATCAGTAGACCCCCCAGTAATCGTTGATTGCTGTCTCTAGCGCCGCGTTGACACTAGCGGAATCAACGATGATCACTGTTGCAACATCACCCTCTAGCGCGTTGTTCCCATTTAACGAGGCTCCAACACCTATCCCAAGCGAATCTGTATCACTTGTGTTTCCTCCCACTGAATAGAAATCTGCCTCCGAAACGACTTGAGCGCCATCTACTCGACAATATATATCTGAATTAGCCCAGTCAAACCGCCCAACCACCAAATGAGCAGCGAGCGTTACCGTTCCACCATTGGAGCCATCATACAAATCAGCGTCTAATCGCCGCCCTCCGACAGAGTATTGATTCTCTAAAACAGATACGGTAGTCCGCGACGACCCTATGAGCGTGCCGTTGTTTACTACTGTTATTGCATCTATATCTGTGATATCTGCGGGATCAACAACACAGTAGACTGAGCCGCCACCCGAATTGCGGAATGTCGATGTTGCTCCAGACCCCAAATATTCGCTTCCGGCGAACCGCGCCACCGGCTTGCCATTCTGTCCGCTCGCAACGAACAGCGGCTGCTCCGCTGCCGTGGAGTTGGTCACATCATCGTCGCCAACCTGGTCGTAGATCGTGACGATATACGACGCGCCACCGGCCCACGATGCAATCGCGGCTACGTCTAGCTCACCGCTGGCATCCGCGCCAAAGTCCGCCTCAGCGTCGTCGCTGTCGCGCCGCAAGCGCACGAGGTCGCCGGTGTAGCTGGTCAGCGTCCGGCGTCCGATCTCGTAGACGTGCGCCAGCGACGACTCAAAAGCGTCATAGGCGCCGACGAAGCCGGCCCCGCGTCGCATCCACGCGGCGGAGCGCAACAAACCACCCATACCTCGTAGTAGACTCATTCCGATATCTCCGCTATTCGGTAGCTAGAAAAGATCCACACCGATGCTGCGGGCAGCGCCCTGATTGGCGTCACTCCCACTGCCGTCTTGGCTCCAAAGCTTGATGTACCGCAGGCCGGCGAGGACCGTCGCATCCAGCTTGACCACCCGGTTGGCCGCGACCTCCACGGAGTACAACGCACCGTCCTGGTCGTATACAGAGCCGAATGTCCCGCCCGATGCCGTCGCCGCCTTCAGCCCCAGCTCAGCCGCCGTCCAAGCCGCCGGCAGATGCACCGCCGCAAATGTTCGGCCTCGTACGTCGATCTCTCCGCTGACAGCGGCTCCATTGGCGATGATCGCCGTTGTGGTCGCACCGCCTGTTTCAAGCTCTGTATCGTCGCTAAGCAGCGCCTTGGCTGCATAGGGTTGCATCTCATCATACGTTCCCATCGTCGCCTCCTACATAGGCTGCAAAGGTCTGCACATCGCTAACGATCTCCGCACTACCACCTCGCACCGCTGCGATGCGTTTTGCCGCACCCAGCGCACGCGGCACTGATACACCCATGCTCAGGAATCGCCGCAGCCACAATCCCACGAGGGGGGCGCCATATAGCGGCCCATCCGCAGGTCCGTAGTTCCTGCCCTCGCCCGCGATCACATAGCGGGCCCCGGCCTGGAACAGCGCGCGTCGCATCGGCGAGTCCTGATCACCGACATAGCAGTTAGCTGCAAATACTACAGTCCCAGTCACGTCCACCTGCCGCAGCTGTCTCGCAGTCACCGTTACCATCTCATCATCGCCATACCACACCGTGCCCTGCGGGTCGCCGTGCAAGTCGACATAGATGAAATCAGCGTCCTGCACCATTGGCAGCACCGTCCACCACGTATCTGCACAGAGCGGCGGGCTGGTGACGGGTGAGATACCCGCCGCTCTGCGGGTTGCTGTAGCGAACTGCCGGGCACACAAGGCAAAAATCTGCACTAGTTATCCCCGAACGCAGCCACCTTGATCCATTCATCACCGGTCCAGAGCAGCATCACAGCGTCGTCATTGCCGCCTGCCAGTGTAATGTCTCCGCCGGCTGCCAGATTGGAACCGCTCTCCAAGATCGTGATGTCGTCAGACCCGTTTTCGTTGGTCAAAATGACAATCTGTCCGGCCAGCGATCCATCGGCGATCACAGCGTTGGTAATGGCCGCAGCTGACGTCAGTGGCTGAAAGCTGCCCAACGGCGTGACCGTGCCGGCAGCTGTTGCCTCAACCACAGTGCCCTCAGTCAGCCCCAGGAAGCCACCGATCGTGACCACGCCGTTGGTTGCGTTCCCGATCATCTCGTCGTTCTGAAGCGTGATTGCCCCACCTTGTACGTCAAGGGTACCGGTCACTGCTACGTTGTCGGCGATCGTCAGGTCGCCACTTGAATCGGCCACGTTGCCCTGTACATCAGACGTACCGGTCACCACTAGATTTCCGTTGATCGTTGCACCGGTCATCGTGGGATCGAATGTCGCACCGGATTGCACGTCCAGCGTTGCGCCGGACTGCACCTCGATCTCGCCCCCGCTCTCCACAACCTGCTTGGCGCCGCCAGGCTCCATGTAAATGGCCGAGGAGTACGAGCTGCGTGCAATCGGGTCCTCAACGGGCCCGGCCATCACCCAGACACCCAGGATCAGCATCACGACCAGCGCCACGACGCCGGACCAGGGAAGGACATCTTTCCATCGGTTTCTATCGTTCTTCACAAAGCACCTCCTGCGCTTGTGAAGCAGGCCGGCCCGGAAGACCGGCCTGCTCCTTGCGCCTATCGGCTAAATCGTGCCCTCATCAGGGCTGACGTGGATCTCGCTATCGATTGTGGATGCGTTGTCGACCGGTTCGTCACGTGCGCCATACTGGATCGCATAGACGTCGCCCAGTGTCGAGCTTGCGCCGCGGATGGCCACAATGCGCACATACCGCTCCTGCGGGCGGTATACGTCGAGGCAGATGGCATCATCGTCATCACCCGGGGTCACCTTCGTATCCTCAAGATCAGCAGCATCGGATGGGGTGCTGTCGGTGCCGGATTCGACGTGGAAGTAGTTGCCGGCGTTGGCCGTGCCCATAGCACCGCCCACAAACATCACGCCCTCAAAGCCCTGCATATCGAGCGTAGTGCCGTTGTTGGTTGCGGTACCGGCGGTCTGCGCTGCGATCACCTTTGTAACCTTGGTTTGCCTACTCAGATTCATCTCTCATTCCTTTCTTAGAGGAGGGGCGTCAGCCCCTCCTATCGTTGTGTCTGCGACTAACCGAGTGTCACTCGAACGAATGCCTCACCCAGGGTCGGCATACCGTCTGATTCAAGCCGTCCGATCAGCCCCACCTGATTGGTGGCGGCATAGAGCTCCACGAGCCGCTGCATGCTCATGTTCAGGGCGTCGGCGATCCAGTAGGTCGACCAATCACCCAAGACACCCACATACTCACCGGTCGTGAAGGTGTTGGGTGCATACTCGGACATATACGCCGGAATGTTGAGGATACGGTCGGGCTCGCCGACTCTGACGCTCTCGCGCCAGATGTAGCGACCTTCGCCGTCCTTCAGCTTGGCGATCTGCTTTACGCCGTCGCGATGGAAAACCCAGCGTGCCCGTGGCCAGTATTGCGGCTTGAGCGTGTACTTGGCTTCAACAAGACCGTCAAACTTGATCGAGGTCTCGTCATTGCCGGTGGACACGTCGCGGGACGTTGGGACCCCGCTATCGGACGCTGTGAAGACGCCGAGTGGCTGATTGCTGCCGCTGCCGTTCAGATAGGCATTCTCGGAGACCACGGCGAATTTGTAGCCCAGCCGCTGCACAACCAGGCTCTCAACGCTTGGTACCTTGCGCAGTAGGGTGTTGCTCACCTTGATATACTGGGCCAGGGGGTGCGGATGTAGCTGCCTGCGGCCGAAGCTCATGGTGCTGTCCTCACTGCCGACGGCCAGCTCGCTGGTCCACGTCGGATCAGCAGGATCGTTCTCCAGACTCGGTGCTCCCAGCGCGTCAGCGTTCGGCACCGAGAAGATGGTGGCCCACTGCCGGATGTAGACGATGTTGTCGACGGCCTGGATCAGCCGGTCAACCATCTGCAGCGGGGTGACAAGGAACCCACCGGCGGTGTCGCTGTCGACCTGCAGGGCACGCCGTTCGTCGGTGCTCAGGTCGTAGCCGCGCAACATCCGGTCGAATGCAACGCGCACGTTGGGTTGAATGGTTGCAGCAAGTGCCCGCCACTCCGGATTATCGAGGAACTCCGGAAAGGTCTCGGCAGCGTGTCGCAGTCCGCGGCTCACGTATGAGACGCTCTGCTCTTCCGGTTCCTGGCCCTGACGATCCTCAATGGACTGTCCCAGTTCAGCTTCGACGGCGGCGAGGTGTTCGCGGCGGTCGATCTCTGCCCGCATGCTGCTGATGCGGGTCATAAGCGCGTCGAAGTTCGTCTGCTCCTCTGCGGTCAGCTCCCGTTCTTCGGCGTCGGCTGCGTCCGTGATCTCGCGTGCCCGTGTAACCAGGCCGGCGCGTTCGCGACGCAGCTCCAGTGATCGTGAAATGTCGCTTGGCATGATGATCTCCTTCTTCTCTCTAGCTATTTGCTTCCAAATCGATTTGGCGTCGCAATGCCTCAATCCGCGCCCGCGAATTGCGTGCGTCGCCGCCATCCCTGGATCCGGCCCCGGATCCTTGTTCCCTGATTGCATCGGCCTGTGCCCTGACGCTCACCGTGGCCTGCGGATACGCCGGAAATGTCACCGGCGATACGTCGAATAGGTTGACCTCCAGCAGATCCCGCTCCACACGGTCGGATCCGGCTTGGCGCCATTCGTCGCGTAGTGTCTGAAATCCAAACGAGCTCTGCGATACATCGCCCCGCCGAATCGCCACCACAGCATCGCGGCCCCACGTCGAATCCGGCGGCTGGATTTCGTAGCGCAGCCCGATCTCGTCCTCGGTGAGCGTCAGCGTGCCGGCTACGGTGCGACCTAGCACCATATTGCGGTCGTGATTCCATAAGGCACGCACGTCGCCCTGCAGTGCACCGGCAAACGCGCCCGGGCGCACCCGCTCAACGAATCCACCCAAGTCTTCACTCCACTGATCGAAGACCGCAGCGTACCCAACGATCACAGGGCCGTTGTCTCCGTCTTCGCGGACCTCCACAGGTCGTGTGCTCAGCCTGATCTCCCGATTATCCATACCTCGACTCCTATGCCGCCGCGATCATGCAATCGCAGCCACGATGTGCCGGCGCATGGCCGACGTTGTGTTTCACGTTGAGGGGCCTTCCGGCGCCTTTCGGCTGAAAATCTGTGCCCGCCGGGATGAATAGATCGTTGACTCCCACGATCTTGCCGTTCAGGTTGCTGCAGTACGGGCAGCTTTCGCCGAAGGCCACCCAGCGCAGCTGCTGTATGCCTGCGAAGACATAGGCCGCACGACTCACGGCATTGCCGAAGCGCACCGACTCCCACATCGCGATGTCCTGACTGCGTGCCTCTTCCCAGCCGGCCAGTTCGGCCTCAATCTCTGTCAGCACATCCAGGTTGCCGTCTGCCAGGGCCCGGTCCAATGCATCCAGGATGCGACTACGAGAGACAATACCCTCGCGTGCGGCAAATGTCTCGATGTACGCATCAATGAATCGCTCTAGCCGCTCATCGAGCTCTTCCGGCTCGTCGATCTCGGCCCTGGCCGCCGCGACGATCGTCTCGCCATAGCTGAGGGCCAGTGGCCTGAATTGCCGGGATGTGAAGTCGGCGTGCTCACGATAGAACTCCTCCAACCACAGCCTAAAGCTGGGTGCATCGCGCTTACCCAATAGCTTACGCGCCTGGTTCCCGACATCGTTGATCTCACGGCGCAACACCCTCGCCGCGACGTCGCGGTACAATCTCATGTGCGCGCCCATCAGCCGATGCCGTTGCGCTGCACTGCGCAGAGCACGCTGCTCTCTATCCTCAGCGGGTTGGGGTAGGGTCCTGGCACCCTCGTCAGACTCCATGCCCGCCAATCCGAGATTCCCGACCTGATCCGCAGGGATCATGTTCAATGGCACCAGGTAGACGTCTCCGTTGTCAATCGGGTTCAGATTCTCCCGTTCGCGAATGTCGTTCGCGCTAAGCCAGCCATTTTGGCGTGCCGTCGCGTAGGCTTCATACCTGCTCTGCGTGTCGCCCCGCATCAATGCGTCGATCAGGAACTCAGCGAATAGGTTTTGTCGCTCAGACTGCAGCAACAGATCCCGTGTGATGGCCTGCTCCCAGCGGCTGAACCACGGGCCCATTGTGAATGTGACAAAGTCAATGCTCTGGTGCTCAATGTTGCTGAACGTCGCTCGTTCCAGATCCTGGATCATGTGCGGCGGGACGCGATACATCCGCGCCACATCGTTAATGCCCAGCTTGCGCGTCTGCACGAACTGGGCGTCTTCCGGCGGCAACCCGATCTCGTGATACTTCATTCCTTCTTCGAGGATGGCGATACGGTGCTTATTCTCAAGCCCCTGGTGCCGCTTCTCCCAGCTTTCTCGCAGACGTGCGTGTGCTTCCGGCTTCAGCATGCCCGGATGCTCCAGGATCCCACCGGGACGCGCGTCGTTGGCAAAGAAGCGGGCCCCGAACTCCTGGGCAGCTTGGCCCACGGCGAGGGCCTGCCGTTGCAACTGGATCGGCGAGTACCCGATTAGTCCGTCAAAGCTCAGCCCGCGCACGTGCATCACACGCTCGGCTGCCAATGCCTTGAGCCCGGCAGCGCCGGACAGGCGGTAGTAGTAGACCAGCTCGCCCCGCTCGCGCTTGACTGACTCCATACGGTCCGGCCGCAGCGGCCACAGGGCGCCGACCTGACCGTCGTTTGTCCAATCGATCTCCGCGTACGCGTTGCCCCACGTTGCCAGATGCCCCATGAGGGCCTCGCGCAGCTCAAAACTCGTCATCTCGGGGTTGGGCAGATCGTGCAGCAACCGGTAGAGCCTATGATCCAGCGCCCGATCCTTACCACGCCCATCAGCGCGCCGGCGGTACAGGATCAGCGGGATCTGGGCCAACGTTTCTGCCAATACCCGCACGCACGCATAGACCGCGTTGATCTCAAGCGCGTTGTCAGTGCCGATGCGCAGCCCGGCAGCTGTCTCCCAGCCGCTCCATTCGTCGACCCATCCGGGTGGCGTCTGGGATACGTGGAATCCCTGCCCCACGGTCGCCCGCGTCTCGGCCCCTACGATCCCGGCGAGTATACTTCTCACAAGCTACCTCCGCGCCGACCACGAGCCGCACCCAGCACGCCCCCGGCCAGCAGCAACACACCCGTCGTGCACAACGCCACTGCCGGCGAGATCATCCATAGACCTGCCGCCAGCAGCCCCAGCCCCACCACCGCCATTGCATCGTAGATCATAGCGTCAGCAGCCCCCGTTCCTCGTACACGCTGCCGGCCTGTTCGTGCACCATCGCGCGCCCCAGGGCCATCACCAGCGAGACCATCCCATCGATGCGCTCTATGGAGCGTTCCTTGTCAGGCTTGATGTTGCCGGCAGGATCGCTGCGCACGACCAGGTTGTCGGCCATCCAGTTCAGGACAGGATTATTGCCGTGCGCCAGTTCGTGCCCCAGGATAAGCCTCTCCAATTCCTTCGTCGGTCCTGACATCGAGGCATACCCTTGCCCGAACTGCACAAGGAAATCCTCGCAGCCCATCTCCATCAGGTCGGTCTGGATCTTGGTAGCGCCCCAGCGGTCGAATGCCAGCTCGTGCGCGTCGTACGTCTCCAAATCCTCGCCTACCTGGGCGAGGATGAAATCGTAATCCACAACATTCCCGGGCGTGGTCGTGATGTACCCCTGTCGTACCCATGCATCATAGGGTACGTGGTCCGTGCTCACACGCTCACGGACACGCTCGCCAGGCACCCAGAATCTACATAGCACCTGATAGCTGTCGCCGTCCACCTCGGGCGGAAATACCCACACCAGCGCGCTAATGTCAGTATTGCTCGACAGGTCCAGTCCTCCGTAGCAGCGTCGCCCTCGCAATCCCAAGGGGTCCACCGCCTTGCCGCATGCATTCCAGTGCTCCCACGGGACCCACTTCGTCACCGACTGTGTCCAGATGTTCAGCTCTTTGCGCAGGAAGTTAGTTAGTGCTGCCGGCACCTCTGCGGCATAAATTGCCTTGCGCCGCATGTCATCCAGCTTCTTGCTGACACCAAGGTTGGGATTCGCCTTAATCCAATTGGTTTCGTTGCCCCAGGCGTCACCCTCGACATCGTCGGTCACGTGTGCCGGATCGCCCTCGCGACGCTGATCCAGCGTATAGATGATGCCGAACCAAGTATCGTCCTCGACTGCACCACTCAGCACCTTCTCTGTGTAGTCGTGCTTCTCATAGCACACGGAGTTCCGGTCATAGCCTGCGGTCGTGATCGCCAGCAGTAGCGCCTGCAGCCTGGACCCCGTGGCCGTATCGAGCACATCCCACAGGTCGCGCGTCTTGTGCGCGTGCAGCTCGTCAACGATGCCCCCGTGCAGATTCAGACCGTCCAGACTGTCATAGTCGCTGCTCAGCGGCTCGTACTTGCTGGCTGTGCCCTCAATGTGCAGGTTGTCACGGAAAACCGTCACGCGCCGGCGCAATGCCGGCGACGCCTTGACCATTCGCGTGGCCTCAGCGTGCACGATCCGCGCCTGGTCACGCTTCGTTGCTGCCGAGTAGACCTCAGCGCCCGGCTCGCCGTCCGCCACCAGCAGGTACACGCCGATGCCGGCGGCCCAAGTGCTCTTTCCATTCTTACGAGCGACTTCGACGTAGGCCGTTCGGTATCGTCGCGTTCCGTCTTCATTCTGCCACCCGAACAGCACCCACGTCACGAACTGTTGCCACGGTTCTAGCTCCAACGTCCTACCGGCCCACTCGCCCTTGCTGTGCCGCAGCAGGCCGAAAAAGTCGATCACCAGTTGCGCCGCCGAAGCATCAAAGCACAACCCTCGCTCAGCCGCAGCGTCGAGGTCCCTCAAATGCCTCTCCGCTGCCAGCTTCACCCACCGGCACGCCGGGATCGTCCCATCGAGCACATCATCGATGTACTGATGCACGACCGCTTCAGACGGCAACACGCTCACTCAGACACCTGTGCACGTCGCTTGAATAGCAGCTCCGCCAACTCGTCAACCTCTTCAGGCTCATCGATATGCAATCGCGTGCGCGCCGACGGCGTCAGTCCGAACTCGGGCAGCATCTTGCGGAGCTTCTCCCACTCACGGTTGGCCACCCAGTACCACGGGTTCTGGTAGAGGTTGCCCGTCTCTTCACTCCTCAGGACCTCGCCCTGGTCGGTGCATTCCAGCTCAGCCTTGAGCCATCGACCATACGCTTGGCAGTACATCTCCAGGGCCGTCCGATCAATGTCCGTGTACAGCCCCAGCTTCATTAGCGCCTTGACCATCCGCCGCCACTCAGCCTTAGCATCGTCGCCCAGCCACCGCGGTGCATACGGCACCCGCTCAGGCACGTTCGGTGCCGGCTCTTGCGAGTCCAGCGACCTGTGGCCTGCGTTGCCGCCCAATTTCTTCAGCGACGTCGGCTTTGGCTTGCGTCCTCGGGTCACAGCCCTCCCCCTACCTCAATTTCGCGGGTGTATGCGCGAAGC